CGAAGGACTTGTTCCAGGGGACGTGCTGGGGCTTCGCCCTCGTTTGTGAGCTTCGCTCACAAACTCACCTCCTTCTTCCCCTTGCCCTTCGGCCCGCGCTTCTTGGAGGCGCTCATCTTCACCTCGCGCGTGTCCGGGTCGCCCTCATCGATGCTCACGATGTCAGAGACCGAGTCCGTCTCGCCTGAGCGCCCGGGGCGTGTCTGGATCGCCTGGGGAGGTCCCATCATGTTCATCAGGGACCCAAAGTCCATTCCCGGGCCCTTCATATCACGCTGGCCTGGGGCGGGAGGCGCTCCTCCCTGCTGGCTGCGCATGACGGCATCCATCATGTTCTGCTGAAGGCCCGGGTTCTGCTGCATCACCTTGGTCATATCAGGGACGGCCGCCTTGAACATCGAGTTCGTCAGGTGGAACATCATTGCAGAGCCGCCGACCATCATGATCAGCTTCACCTCGGGGGCCATCTGGATCTTTGTCTTGTACTTGTTGTGGAGCTCCTCAAAGACTCCATCGTAGTCCTCGACATTCTCCATACAATTCTGGGACCAGCCGTTGAGCTCCAAGTCGAACGGGTCGAACTTGTCGTTGAGAAACTCCAGGCCGGTCACGCAGGCCACGAGCATCCGCCGCTGGAACTTGATCGACCGGTCAACCTCGATGCCGTACGTCATCCGCTTGTACTCGGTGCGAATCTCCTCGATGTCGCTGTAGATGGTCAGGCGAGCACTGGTCGCAATGCCCTTCTTGGAAAGGCGAGAAATCTTGTTCAAAAGATCGGCCTTCTCATCCTCGATCGTCTTGTAGCCCTCGGACGGGGTGTTCGAGCCGGCACCCTGGAAGCCCTCCTGCTGCCCCTCAGCTCCCTCGTCGCCATACTCCTCATCCTCCTCGCCGCCATCAAACTCCTCGGCCATAGGCGGGGGAGGTGCCGTACGCTTCCCAGGATTCATGAACATATCCAGACCCTCATCGGGGGCGAACTCGGGCTGAGAAGGCCCAGGAGCACGCTTGGCAAACGGACTGGGACGGGAGGGCTTGGGCTTCAGGGGAACCGACTTTCTCGACGGGGCCGCAAAGGAAATCTCATCAAGCAACTTGGTCTCATCGTCGTTCATCGATAGAGACTTGCCCTCGTTTGTGTCAAAAGAAAACTCCATCTACCAGTTTTGTAGAAAAGTGCTCGCTGGCTTTAACGCGGATCGGCCAACTCGGCCTGGTCCGAGTTGTACTAAGACCAGGCGGCCCTGGAAAAAATGTTGACAAAAAGCAAATGGCATTCAAGTTTGGAAAGATGGTTATCCATGCGACCATCATCGGTCTTCTGCTAGCGATCCTGGTCATCCTGGTGAAGGGTGGCGGGCGGACCTCCGCCTCGTACTACGAGCCGTCTCCCCTCGTGATTACGTCGGGCCCCAACGTCAGCGCGGACCCCAAGAGCATCTTTGACATCAAGCCGTCCCTGGATTGTGTGGCGGGTCCATCGAAGGATGCCGCCTACTACAGCAGCGGCCTGACCCCAGGTGGCCTGTGTAATTCGGGCGAGTACGTCAAGGACAACATGCGCGACTATGCGATCGCCGACGGCGTCGGTGGGTCGCTTCTGGAGAAGTAGGGAAACCTCAGGTTTCCCGGCCCCAAAATATTCCCAGTACATAATAGAAATGTGTGACACCGAGGTGTACACGATCCGTGTTGATTCAGTCTACTCCAGCTCGAACTCGAGCTTCATAGGCTACATGAACATCCCTTTGCGAAACGTGATCAAGGCGGAGCTTCTTTCGGTTAGCTTCCACGCGAATGCAACATGGCCCACGACCACTTCGGCATTCTATATCCATATTGAGGAGCTCAAGTCCAAGTTTAATGACAAGACATATCTTCAGTACAGCAGTCAGGTGGCCGGTCTTAAGACGACCGAGGGGGTGGCACCTTCGACCGCCGTCTCAAATGTTGGGCAGCTCGCGAGTTCGATCGTATGCATTCCAGTCGAGGATTCGTCTGCGGAACACCGGACGATCTTTAATAGCAATTCCTATTTTCCCGTTGAAATTCCTTACATCGAGCCGATCCGGCAGATTGAGAAATTCACAGTGAACGTGTATATAGCGTCTGGAGCACAGCCAGTCCTTAGTCGCGGTCCGACCTACCTGAACCTTCGCATCACATGTTCGAAGCCGAACAGATGTCTGTATCCTGACCGACGCGGTGAGCCCCTGTTGTGAGCGTTGGGCTTCGCCCGAGTAAAATCTCAGATTTTACTAGAATGGACTACGTCGTGTACGTAGACTCCAATAATCGTAATCAGACCCTATTTCCAAATTCAAATTCATATACCCTCTTTCTGTCGACACCTATTTATAACGTCAGCAAGGTCGAGCTCGTCTCGGCCATGTTGCCGAACGTCTACAGTTCGCAGTATCTGACTTTGGATATCGCCGAGCTCCGGTCAACCCAGACGCTGGTCGCCTCGGCGCTCACAGCAGGTTCAAAGACAACGGCCGTACCGAACTCGAATGCTTACTCGGGCGCCTTTGCCTTTGTGCCAGTCAAGGCGGCCACGTCTCTCGCATCGAACGTCTCGACATTTTCAAACACGAGCTTCACATACAACAACGAATTTTACTCCCAAAATTACAAAATCTCTGTCGAGTACCCGTCGCGCATCGATAGCATCGATCGTCTGACAATCTCATGGAGAAATGCCGGGAACGGAGCCCTCTTTTACGACTCTCTGTTAGGCCAGGACCTCGGTCGAAATATGTTCCTTCTTCGCTTCGACACCATCATGGTCCCAGACGAGCCCGAGAGGCCCGAGAGCCTCCCTCCACCGGTCGCATGGGACTCTGGCGAACGGCAGAAGATGTATGTGATGGCCGCGGCTCTTATTTTGGGTCTTTTTATCATATTCTTCGGGAGACGCCGACCAGTGCCTGGAGCGTAGGGGTTTTTTCCCCACTCCTAATAGATGTGTGACTCCATCACAAACGGGGGATCCTATATACAGTCTTCGGGCGGCTCCCAGTCGTCTTGCCCCCCTGCAAATGTTATTATCGCCTCGAATGTCCTAAGCACGAACGGAAATGTCATTTGTGGGAATCTTATCAGTCAGGACGGAACCTTCACGGGGAATCTCTATGTCGCAGGCCAGGTCATAGGGAACATATTTTTAAACACAATTAACTCGTCCGTTCTGAATACTGGAAGTATATTTAGCTTAAATTACTACGGAAACGGATCGGGCCTCTCGAACCTCCAAGCTTCGAATCTTGTCGGCACAATTTCAGCCACAAATTTGCCAACGACCGCTGTCGCCCCAGGAACATATGGTTCCTCGGCCAACGTCTTCCAAGGGACGATCGACCAGTATGGCCGAGTCACGCAGGCCGCGAATGTCTCGATCCTTTCATCCCAGTGGACGACTATCCATGGCAATGTCGCGTACCAAAATGGTGTATCGATCGGGACAATCTCCGACCCGCCACCTGGGTCGAACCTCTATGTCCTTGGAACGGCCAACATCTCGACCCTCAATGTGGATTACCTGACGGTCAACTCGGCCGTCGTCTATGGAACGACCACCCTGAACGTCTATGGAATTTCGAACCTAAATTCAGTTATCGGAAACTTATACACTGGGAATGGATCAGGTCTCAGTAACATCAATAGTTCGAACATCATAGGGACCGTGGCTACGGCCATATCTGTCACGGGAAGTTCCCAGCCCAACATCACTTCTGTCGGAACTCTCTCTGGGCTTGCGGTCCAGGGGCTACTGGTCGCTTCCAACGGGTCTGGAATTTCAAACCTTAATTCGTCAAATATTGTCGGGATACTGTCATCGTCTCAAATTTATGGAAACACCCTTTCGAACATTAACGCCTCGAACTTGGCCTTTGGTCTCGTGAACTCCTCGCTCGTCTATGGTAACACCCTTTCGAACATCAACGCCTCGAACATTGTGGGACTTACGAACGTTTCGGGCAACACCCTTTCGAACATTAACGCCTCGAACTT